CGGCGGGCGACACGATCACCTTGAACGGTACGGTCTGGACGTTCGTCTCCGGTACGGCCGGCGCGCAGGAGACGCAGATCCAGGGAACGGCCACACAGACCGTCGATCAGCTGGTCAGCGACCTCAACGCTTCGGCCGATCCCGAAATCGCCAAATGCACCTATTCGCGGCCGACGAGCACACAGACCCTCGTCATCGCATTCGATGTCGTTGGGCCGACCGGGAACGCCTTCACGATCTCTGCCTCTGCCGCGGCAGCTTCGGCGGCGACCCTGACCGGCGGCGGCTATTCGCATGTCTGGGAGAGCGGCGCCGACGACATCCCGAGCTACACGATCGAGGTCGGCCATCCGAAGCTCACGACGCCGGTGTTCTTCCGTCACCTCGGCACGGTGATGGAGAGCCTGAACTTCGAGATGGGCCAGGAGGGACCGGCAAACGCCCGCCTCCAGCTCGTGGCCCAAGGCGAGGAACGCTTCTCTGCGACGGTCGACGCCAACCCGACGGCCTACGCGCTCCGGCGCTTCAGCCAGGGGCGCGGCTTCATCCGACGCGGCGGTGCGGCGCTCGCCGGCGTCACGGGCGGCAGCCTGACCTTCTCCAACAATCTCGAACGCGTCCGGGTCATCCGCGAGGACGGCAAAATCGAGGCGGCCGATCCCACTTTCGCCTCGGCTGAAGGATCGATGTCGGTACGCTTCGATGGCGCAACGCTCGTGGCCGAGGCCGCCAATGGCGATCCTGTCGGACTCGAATACGGGTTCACCTTCCCGGAAGGCTACGCGCTCCGATTCGAGCTGCCGCGGGTCTTTCTGCCCAAACCCAAATATGCCGTCTCCGGCCCCGGCGGGGTCGAGGCGAGCTTCGACTGGCGCGCCGCCTACGATGACAGCGAAGGCACGATGCTGCGCGCCCACCTCCTGAACGATGTCACAAGCTACACCTGAGGCCATTCCCATGATCCGCCTGAACCTGTCGCGCGAGCCGAGCTGGCTCGACCTCGGACATGACGTGCGCGTGCGCGTCGCTCCCCTGACCACCTCGCTCATGGCCGCCGCCCGCAGTGATCCGGCGGTGGCTGCCTTGCCTGAAGGCGCGTCGAACGAGACCATCGCGGTCACCATGGCCAAGGCCCTGGCACGGCTGGTCGTCTTGGAATGGGAAGGGGTGGGCGACGCCGAAGGCAATCCGGTTCCCGTCACACCGGAAGGCATCGACGCGCTGCTGGACATCCTGCCGATCTTCGAGGCCTTCCAGCTCCGCTACGTGTCCAAGGGCCTTCTGCTGGAAGCGGAAAAAAACGGCTCCGCGCCCTCGCCGAATGGCATTTCAGCGGGGGCGACCAGTATTGCCGATCCTGTCGCGGCACTTGCGGCGAATGTCCCGTCCTCCTGAATCGTCCGCAGACGGTCGAAGGCTGGCAGGTCTGGGATCTCGCCAAAAAGCTCACGGGGCAGCTGCGCGCCGTCCCCGGTGCGATCCTCGGCCTCGACATGACGGCCGCGCTCGCCTGTGCGCACGCGCTTGGAGTGGACACGCTCGTCTGCGCGGAACTGCTGCCCGAGGTGGAGGGCATGATGGTGCGCGGACTGAACGCGCAAATCAGGACTGATCAAGATGGCTGAGAAACGCGTCTCCGTTCGCCTTGCCGTGGTCGGAGGGCGTGAAGTCCGTGCCGAGCTGCAGGGCATTGGCGACGCAGGGGAGCAAGGCTTCCGTCGGCTGTCGCGGGAGATGGACGCCGCCAACGGCCGTGTCGCGGCCTTTTATCGGCGCGTGCAGATCGCGGCCGCCGCCGCGGCGACCGCCTTCGCCGCGGGCGCTGCGGCCATGATCCGCTCCGGCCTTCAGGTCGTCGACGCACAGGCCAAGCTCGCCCAATCGCTCGGGACCACTGTCGAGAGCATCCAGGTGCTGGAACGCGCCGGCGAACTGGCTGGCGTCTCGATGTCGGGCATCGAGCAGGCGACCAAGGACTTGACGCGCCGTCTCAGCCAGGCGGCCGCCGGGACCGGTCCTGCCATCGCGGCGCTCGAACGCCTCGGGCTCTCGGCCTCGGCCTTGCTCGCCCTGCCGCTCGATGAGCGTGTCGGCCGCATCAACCAGGCAATCGAAGACTTCGTGCCCGCGGCTGAGCGTGCGGCGGTGGCCGGGCAGCTGTTCGGGGAGGAAGGCAGCATCGCCATCTCCCGGATCGACACGGCGACCCTCCGGCGGGCGACACAGGACGTTCGCGATTTCGGCGTGGTCGTGTCCGAGCAGGACGCCGATCAGATCGAGCGGACGAACGATGCGATCTCTCGCCTTGGTCTGATCTGGCGCGGGCTGTCGAACCAGCTGGCCGTTGCCGCCGCCCCGGCGCTCGAAGCCGTCGCCGACGCGCTGGCGGCGATCTCGCGCACCACCGGTCCGCTTGGTCAGGGCATTAGGCTCCTGTTCGACAACATCGGTCGGCTCGCCTCGATCTCTGCTGCCCTCGCCGCCTTCATCGCCGGGCGCTGGGTCGCTGGCATGGTTGTGGCCGCCGCCTCGGTTCGCGGTCTTGCCACCGCGCTGGTCTTCCTGCGCGGCGCATTGATCCGAACCGGCATCGGCGCGCTCATCGTGGCGGCGGGTGAGCTGATCTACCAGTTCGGTCGGCTGGTGCAGGCGACCGGCGGCTTCGGCGCCGCGCTCGGCCTTCTGGGTGACGTGGCAGCCGAGGTCTGGGACAGGATCGGACTGCTGGCCGGCGTCCTGAAAGCGCGCATTGACGCCGCCTGGAGCGGCATTCAAGCGAGCATCGCCGACGTGCTGCAGGCGTCGCTCGAGGCCGTCGTCGCCTTCGGCAACCGCACCATCGGGACGTTTCAGGGCGCTTTCGATGCGATGGTCGTCATCTGGAGCAACCTGCCTCGGGCGATCGGCGATCTGACGATCCAGGCGGCGAACTTGGCTGTAGCCGGGCTGGAGTCGATGCTGAACGGCGCGGTCGACGGCATCAATTCGCTCCTCGAAGGCGTCAACGCGGGTCTGGCTGCGATCGGCATCGAGCGGGCCATCGAGCTGGTGCCGGACGTCGATCTCGGCCGGATCGAGAACGAGTTTGCGGGTGCCGCGAGCCAGGCTGGCAACGCCGCGCGTGATGCCTTCGCCGCCGCGTTCGAGACGGACACCTTCGCGGCACCGGATTTCGGTCTGTCGGCTTTCGCCGAGGATGCGCGCGCTGCCGCCGACAGTGCACGAGAGACGGCGACGGCGCTGGGAGAGTTGGCAGGCGCGCCCCTCGCGTCCATCGCGGCGCTCCGGGAGGCCATGGCGGGCGCGAATACCGAAATCGACAATGCGGCCGGCGCGACGGAGCGTCTCGATGAAGCCTTTGCAGCCATCGGCGGCGCCGGAGGCGATGCCGCAGAAGATGGCGAAGCCTCGGCCGGTTCCGCCGCACGAGCCGCGGAGGCAAGCCGCGCCGCCGGGGAAGCAGCGGCTTCGGCGGCCACGCAGGCAGCAACCGGCTGGGCGGCGGTTCGCGAGGAGCTGTCCCGCTATGCCAGCGAGGCGATGGACTGGGGCAAGGGTCTCGGCAGCGCCCTCACCAGCGCCTTTCGCAGCGCCGAGGACGCCATCGCCAACTTCGTGATCGGCGGCAAGATCGACTTCAAGGCGCTCTCCGAAAGCATCCTCGCCGACATCACCCGCATCGCGGTTCGTTCCGCGATCCTCGGGCCTCTGGCCAATGCGCTTGGCGGAGGCGGCGGCGGACTGCTCGGCGGCTTGTTCGGCGGCGGAGGCGGGCTGTTTGCCGGCATCTTCCATCAAGGCGGCGTCGCCGGGGGGCCCGCTCAGCAGCGGCTCGTCCCGGCACTCGCCTTTGCGGGCGCGCCGCGCTTCCACGACGGCGGCCTCGCGGGGCTTCGTGCCGACGAGGTGCCCGCGATCCTGCAGCGCGGCGAGATGGTGTTGTCACGGGCTCAGCTCGCCGCGATCGGCGCCGCACGCGAAACCCGTCCACCGGTCAACGTGGTGATGAACATCTCCACCCCGGATGTTGGCAGCTTTCGCTACGCCCAAGGACAGATCGCCGCCGACGCCGCCCGCGCCATGGAGCGGGCCCGACGTAATCTCTGAACTGGGCAATCTCTGACGGATCGACAGATGAGCGGCTTTCACGAAGTTCAGTTCCCGCCAGACATCTCCTACGGGGCGTCTGGCGGCCCTGGCTACTCGACCACCGTGGTGACGACGGTTTCGGGACACGAGCGGCGCAACGCCAACTGGGCCGCCGCGCGGGGCAAATGGAACGTGGCGCACGGCCTGAAGAAACGCGATCAGGTGGCCGCACTCATCGCCTTCTTTCGCGCACGGCGCGGGCGTGCCTACGGTTTCCGCTTCAAGGACTGGACCGACTACCAGGCGCTGGCCCAACTGCTCGGTCAAGGCGACGGCGTGACCAAGACGTTCCAGCTCGTGAAGACCTACGCAAGCGGCGGCGAGGTCGAAACCCGGGTCATCACCAAGCCCGTTCCCGGAACGGTGAAGATCTACCGCGACGGCGTCGAGGCGGTCTCGGGCTGGAGCGTCAACACGGCGACCGGGCTCGTGACCTTCACCGTCGCCCCCGTATCCGGCGTCCAGGTGACGGCGGACTTCGAGTTCGACGTGCCCGTCCGCTTCGACAGCGATCAGATGGACCTCACGATCGAAACCTATCAGCTCGGCAGTTGGGGCCAGATCCCAGTGCTGGAGATCAGACCATGAAATCGACTTCGGCAGCCCTCGCGGCGCACCTCGCCGGACCGGTGACGACGCTCGCCACCTGCTGGCGCATCTCGCGCATCGACGGCAAGGAGTTCTTCTTTACGGATCACGACCGGGATCTCGTCTTCGACGGTGATGTCTACAAGGCGAGCTCCGGCTATTCGCGCACGGCGATCGCCAATGACGCGAGCCTCAGCGTCGACAATCTCGACGTAGAGGGCGTGTTCGATGACGAGGCCATCACCGAGGAGGAGCTGCGCGCGGGTCTCTTTGATCAGGCGGAGGTGCGCATCTTCCTCGTCAACTGGGCCGATCCGTCCATGGGCGCGCTGCGCATGCGGCGCGGCTGGTTTGGCGAGGTGGTGCTGACCGAGCAAGGCGTCTTCCGCACCGAGCTGCGCGGCATGACGCAGGCGCTCTCCCAGCGTATCGGCGAGCTCTACAGCCCGGAATGCCGCGCCGATCTCGGCGACCCGCGCTGCAAGGTGCCGATCCACCCGCCCGAGATCCAGCGTTCGACGTCCTATGCTGTCGGCGACACCGTCCGAGTACGAACCTCCTCGGCGCTCGCGACGACGGGGATTCCCTTCGTCAATCCTGGTTTCGACGCAGGCAATCTCTCCGGCTGGACTGTCGCCTCCGGGTCGGCGGCCGCCAAGACCGCGAGCGGCACGCTCGGGCCGAAGTCCGGCACGCATTTCCTCGAAGGCGGCAATGTCGCGAACTTCGAGCTGCGCCAGACCGTCGATCTCGCCGATGTTCTCGATGAGGCTATCCTCGATGCCGGCGACTACCGCCTGACCGTGGGCGGCTGGCGGGCCAATGGCGGCGGCAACACCGTCGATCAGGGACGGCTGCGCGTGCAGCTGCTCGATGAATTGGGCGCTGTGCTGGCCACGCCGCTCGACACCGGCAATGAGGCGATGACCGGCGTCTGGACGCTCCGCCAGGTCGCCGACGCGCTGGTCCCCTCGGGCACCCGGCAGCTGCGCGTCATCTTCAACGGCACGAGGGTCAGTGGCTCGGTGTGCAACGCCGCGCTCGACGCCGTCAGCGGCTTCTTCACCGACACGACGACAGGCGTCGGCACGGCGGCAGTGTTTGAGGACCGCGTCTACCGCTGCGTCGGTGCGGGTACGACCGCTGCTGACCAGCCCGCCTACGACACTTCCGTCGGCCAGCAGACCACCGACGGAACGGCCGTTTTCGCGGCCATGGAGTCGTGGAGCCGTGCCGGCATTGTCACCGATGTCGTCGACCGGGCGGTGATCACGGCATCGGTCGACGAGTCCCGCGCGAGTGACGGCTGGTTCGCCGGCGGCGTGCTGACCTGGGAGAGCGGACCCAATGCCGGACGCTCGATTGAGGTGAAAGCGTGGACCCAAGCGACGGGCCGCGCCGAGCTGTTCCTGCCCATGGGTTACGCGATCCGGGTCGGCGACCTCTTCCGCATCCACCCGGGCTGCGACAAGCGCCTCGACACCTGCGTCGCCCGCTTTGCCAACGTCCTCAACTTCCGCGGCGAGCCCTACGTGCCGGGGCAGGACGCCATGATGAGCTATCCCAATGCCCGCTGAGATCATCATCCCTGAGAG